CCCAGCGAACTGTCGCGGGCTTGCTCAACGCCCTCGATGCCTGCGCCGAAATTTTCAACCCCAAAGAATGCGTAAATTACTTCGCCGCCTGCGGTTATGATACAACTTGATCGGAAACCGCTCTAGCCCCAAATCCGCCCGCGCCTCCGCCTTCGTCTTGATCCCGGCGGCGACTAGGATGTTCAGCGTCTGCGCCCGTTGCAGCGGGTCGACCGCGTCGTCGCCGACCCAGATGAATTCGAGGTCGGGCTGGCCGAGATACACCTGCACGACCTCGTCGAGCGCGCCCTTGATCCAAGCCTTCAGCGGAACCAGCCCCTCTTGCGTCGCCTGCACGCGCAGCGTTTCCGACGTCGCGCGGTTGACTTGGCTGACGAAGGGGGAGGCGGGGACGGAGAAGGCGTAGCAGATGATGCGCGCGAGCCATTCGTCGTACTGATCGTTCAGCGGCGGCTCGCGCGTCTGCGTCAGCTTGAAGTCGGCGGGCATGAACTTGACCATGCGGCGCCGGCAGAGATTGCACAATCTAAACGCGTCAAAAGTTCTTCTATCGTAGCAGAATTCGTGTAGACAGAGCCTTCAATCCAATTGATAATTATTTATGCTGTCCGACACAATAACCAAAAATTTGTCCCCCCAAATCCAAAAAGGAAAATATCCTTACTCCCCTGCGCGTCGGATGCACCATCAATAACGCGACGAGATTTTTGGTAGACTTACTGAAATAACCTACGGAATAATATGCATCATACGCCGTTTTCATTCCCGGCGAAAATATTTTCGGGTAAATATCATTTAATCGAATTCCACCAAACATATATGAATGTAAAATATTAGATGGATCAGTTATTATCTTACCCGTAATTGTGTCTACATCAAACGATATATTATAGTTTCTCGTGGTAAATCTATCCGCGCCATCTTGAATATCAAGCTCATAATCATCAACATTTCCTTTAGATCGCAAATCTAAACCTTTCCCATCCTTCGTGCCAAGGTATACGGGCCCGTGTTCCGAGTCTGGAAATTCCCCAAACGATAACACCTGCTCAAGTTGACACGTAAGATGCTTATCTTCAAATACAGAGTCCGCGTAGCCAGACCGATAGTAGGCCATGCAGCAAACTATACCAATAAATGCGTGGGACATAACTAAAATTCGCGCCGATTTTGTCAAACTGACTTGCTTCATCGCGGCCCTTCCGGCAAGTCCTGTCACATTTTCGAATCACGGTGTGCCGACGCGCGGTGTGCGACGCGCCATGGCGGAAAACCGCGCTGTCAGAACCGCGATAAATTGTCCCGCGGTCATCGACACGCTACCTCCGTTTTGGACAATCGCGAGTTCAGCCTTCGCTCGCGAGCCGACGTAAGTGTTCAATGTTTGCAAAGCGTCGACCACGTTCTCGTCCTTGTTGCGCAAAAGAGCCACGGCGGCAGCCGCTCCTTGATTGTGGGCCAAATATACGTCCTGCTCGCTTGGATCGGAAATGCCATTTCGTATCAAGGATTTTACATTATTAGAAAGATATATCGCGCCGGCTTGGGCATTTTGATCAATGTCATAAGGGTCCGTAAAACCATATTGACTCGCGAGCTCCTCCCAAGTTTCTTTGACAAATTGAAACAGTCCCGCCGCCTTACTTTTTGGGTTTGTGGAGTTTGGATCGAACGTTCCACCCGTCTCGAATGCCGCTACATCTAGCATTAGCTGCGGATCGAGACCATAAAGCGCCGCGTATTTTTGGATCGCGGCGATGACTTCAGGGGACGGAGAGCCCCCTGAGCCCTTTTTGGCTCAAAATGTCGGTCGCCGGGGCGATCGATAGGTAGTTCAAGATCGTGGCTTCGTCCGTAATGCCGAGGCTTTGCAGCCAGGCCACTTGATCCGGCGACGCCGCCCCCGCGCTCAGGCGAGCCTTTTCGGACTCGTCGATAAGTTTGAGGCTATCCGGCGACGCATCGCGGGTCCGCAGAAACTCCTCGAGTTGCGCGGCCTTGTCCTGGAATTTTTCGCGCGCGGCGTCCTTGGACTTCGAACCGGACGCGATCGGAACCACGCGTGCCTCGCCGGTCCCCGGCGAAGTGAACTGCCCATTCGACGGATCATGATAAGGGTTTAACTTCCCCAACCCCGCCGCCGCCCCCTTCTCCACCGGCGCCAGCCCCAAATCCGCCCGCGCCTCCGCCTTCGTCTTGATCCCGGCGGCGACCAAGATGTTCAGCGTCTGCGCCTGTTGCAGCGGGTCGACCGCGTCGTCGCCGACCCAGATGAATTCGAGGTCGGGCTGGCCGAGATACACCTGCACGACCTCGTCGAGCGCGCCCTTGATCCAGGCCTTCAGCGGAACCAGCCCTTCTTGCGTCGCCTGCACGCGCAGCGTTTCCGAGGTTGCGCGGTTGACCTGAGACACGAAGGGCGAGGCGGTGACGGAGAAGGCGTAGCAGATGATCCGCGCGAGCCATTCGTCGTACTGATCCTTCAGCGGCGGCTCGCGCGTCTGCGTCAGCTTGAAATCGGCGGGCATGAACTTCACCATGCGCCGCCGGCCGAGATTGCCGGACATCAGCGCGTCGAAATAGTCCTGGAACTGTTTGATCTGATCGACGGTCCATTCCTTCGGCAGGGTCGCGAATGAGTCGGGCACGGAGCCCATGCGGTAATAATCGAGCGTCGCCATATCGCGGCGCAGCGCGATGTTGACGGTCATCGCGATCTGCTCGACCGGGCTCATGCCGTAGAGCCGGTGGGAGCGGATGTTGCGCGCGAGATAGAGCAATTCGTCCGCCGCGAAATCGGCGGCGGGGACGCCGTGCAGCACCTGCTGATAGGCGGGGTCCGGCGGCTCGGGCGCGCGGCCGTCGAGGCCGATCAGCGGCGTGATGGTGGCGCCGTCGATCACGTCGAGACTGTAAAGCGCGCCGCCCCTGTCGAAGCGGGGATAGACGCAGGCCGCGTCGATGACGAGCATGTCCTCGAGCAGCATGCGCAGCCACGCCGCGAAGGCATGGCGCCGGTCGGGCCGCGCGAGAAAGGCGAGGGTCGAGCGGATGCGCGCGGCGGCGTCCGAGGCGCCCGACGGGTCCCGCGCGCGGACGGTGTAGCTCAGGCCCGCGATCTGATCCTTGCGGGTTTCGATCACCAGGCGCAGCAGCGGCAGCGCGTCGGCGAGCGCGCGCAGCTCGGCGAAGGACATGCCGCTGTCCGCGCGCGGCGCGTACGAAAGGTTGACGCCGAACGGATAATCCCACTGCCGGCCCTTGACGCCGGGCGGCGCCTGGGGCGCCAGCGGCTGTTGCGGGCCGAACCAATCCTCGGGCGCGACGCCCGAGATCGCGTAGCGCGCGGCGGCGCCGAGACGCGCGAATAGGTTCGCCGGCAACGGCGTTTCCCGTCCTTCGCTGGGCATGGTGAGATCCTTCGCTTTTATCTTTCACTGACGTCGGCCTGAGACCTCACGGCCCCACCAGCCTCACGCTCACCACCGCCAACCCGTCTCCGTCGAGATCGCCGGTGTCCCGCACCGGGACCCCGTTGATCTTGCAATCATGCACGGCGCCGCCGAGCGTCTGCCGGCCCGTCGCGATATCCAGACCCGCCGGCGCCAGCGCCGCGTCGATCGCGTCGAGCGCCTGGTTGATCGCGGTCGCGCCGGGGGTCTGGGGATCGCGCGCGTCGAAATAGAGGAAGAGCTTGGCCTCGAAGGTCCGGCGCGGGGTCGCGGGCGAGGTCCATTGATAGGATTCAGGGCCGGATTCGAGTTGAAAGAACGCGGGGCGCAGCGCTGCGGGAACCTCGCTCCAGAGCTTCATCCTTCGCGAGGCGAGGCCCCAGGGATAGGCGGCGGAAACGGCCGTGAACAAAGCGGAAAAGGCGGCTTCGCGGCTCATGTCGCCTCCCAGCTTTTGGATGTGGCCGCCGCGAGTTGCGCGACGATCTCCGCGCTCATTTCGTCGAGGCTCGATCGCAGATAGGAGCGCTCGGGGATGACCGAGCCGGGATGCTCGACCTTGCGCGCGAAACGCATCGCGCCGCCCGCGAGAAACGCCAGCGCCGCGGCCTTATCAGGCAAAATCTCGTGCGCGCCGGTCTTGCCGCCGCATTCTTGAATGGCGGCATATTTGACGTCGCCGAACGAGCCGACATTCGCGACAACGCCGTCCGCGCCGCCCGAGACGTCAGCCGCGATCGAAGCGGCGAGCGCGCCCGAGCGCGCGTTCAGAACCTCGCCCGCGAGCTTCTCGTATTTGACCTTGTACGCCAGCGCGTCCGCGAGCTCGCGCGCCTTGGCCGCGAGCGCGGCGGCGAACTCGGCGGGATAGGCGTCGAGACGCGCGCGAAGCGCGTCCGCGCCTTCGATCGTGAAGGCGGGCATCAGACAGCGACCCTTCGATAGGGTTGCAGCATCGCCATGACGGGCGCGGAGATCGCGGAGACGTCGTAGCTGATCGTCTCTTGTCCGCCGAGCGACTTCGAGCGAAGCCCGATATGCTCGGTGGCGCGAAAACGCTCGGCGGCGAGTTCGAGCGTGGCCTGCGCGAGATCCTGCGGGACATAGCCGTAGGAGATCGCGACCGCCGCGCCCGCGTCGGCCGCGCCGAACGTGTAGACGCCCGCCGCGACGGCATATTGGCCCAGGGCGGGCGAGGCGGCGACCGCCGTGAACGCCGCGCCCGTCGCGGCATAGACGAGGCCCCCGTCCGAGGCCCACGGGCCATAGGGCGCGAGCGCCGTGACCGTGAAGGGCGCCGTCGCGGGAATGTTCCAAGCCTCCGCTTGCGCCCCGTAGCCCGCCGTATAGGCCACGACGAGGTTCTGGCGCCGCTTGCGGACGCGCCGGCCGAAAATGTCGAGGGCTTGCGGACCGCCGGGCGGCGCGAGATCGCCGGGCTTCAGCGAATAGCCGGCCGTGGGCCATGCGACCGCCGGAGTGGCGGGAAAGAGCGGCTCGCCCTCGAGCGTCACCGAGTTGACTTGCAGCACGGGCCAGTGCCGCAGGAACACCCGGCCGCTCTCGGCGTCGAGAGTCTCGCTGTAGGACTGGGGCAGCAATCCCGGCCGGCTCAGCGTCGCGAGGATCGCGCGGCTCGCGGCGGTGATGAGCGCCGAGAGCGTCGCGTCGTTGGGCGAGGCGGCGGCGGGCAACCCCAACCAAGCCTTGAGCGCGGCCAGATTTGTGAGATCGTAAACGGACATGACGGTCTCCCCGGAGCGGCGCGGGAAAACAGACCGCGGGGTCCGTTCTCCGTCCTCTGTTCTCCGTCATCCGTTCCCGATATTGGTGAGGATGCCGATGCCGAACGGCGCGTAGACCGCGAGCACCTCCTCGGCGTAGACGCCGTATTCGCGCCGGCGCGTGCGCAGCGGCCAGTCGATGCGGTAATAGTCGCGGCGGGTCAGCACTTCCGCGACATTGGGGACTTGGTTGGACTGATACCAGACCGGCAGTTGCTCGCAATAAGCGAGGATCGTGCCCGGCGGCAGGTCGGGATGCACCTTGACGGGAATGTCGAAGCCGCCGTCGACGCTGAACGGGTTGTAATACCAACGCACCACGCCCGAGGCGGAGACGCCGTAGGGCCGGCTGTTGTTCCCGTCCGCTTGGACGTTGTAGTGCAGCAGCGGACCGGACGCGTTGGTCAGGCATTTGTTGGTGATGTTCTTCTGCTCCTGCGCGTTGACATAGAGCACGGTCGGCGAGAGCCGGTACTGCGTCCACATCTGCAGCAGCATATTGTCGATTTCGATCACCGAGCCGCGGCCCGACGCGGTCATGAACGTGCCCGCGCCCGCGGTCCCCGTGGCGAAGGCGTTGACATAGGCGGCGTTGGCGGGATTGAAGCCGACGGTGAGCAGCCCGTCGAAGGCGAGGGTCGGATTGCGCGAACTATCTGATGTGACCGAGCTCGCGGCCTGCTGGCCGGAGGTGAGCGGCGCCGAGAAGGTCGCGCTGTTGAGCGAGGTGATCGCCTGAAGCGTCTCGGCGCCGGCGGGGCCGACGAACCAGGCGTAGGAGACCGCGCCGTTGATGACCGTTACCGACGCCGAGAGCGTCTGGCCGAGCGTGACCGCTTGGGTCGTGTTGGCGCTGCGGTTCGATGAGCCGCCGTTGATCGTATAGGTATTGCCGTCGTTGCCGGCGATGGTCTTGGAGGTCGCGACGCCCGTGCTCAGCGAGGAGTTGCGGTAGCCCTCGAAGGTCAGCGCGACGACGATGACGGAATAGGTCGCGGAGGGCAGGGTCGCGCCCGTTCCCGAAGCGGATAGAACCGGCGCGGAGGGCGTTCCGAGCGCGACCGAGGCGTTGCCGCCGAGCAGCGCGGTCTCCTCCTTGCGCATCGTCTTCTGCAACAGGCGCAGCGTCGCGGTCGAGTTGATGTCCTCGAATCCCTGGGCGGCGGCCTCGGCTTCGAAGGTCACCGTGTCTTCTTCCCCGAGGGTGACGTAGGGCGCCGTGACGGGGCTCGCGGTGTAGGACATGCTGGCCGAGCGCTGGCCCTCGGGCACCCAGCCCATCGAGTCGAAGCCCGAGCCGGTGATCGACCCGATGGTGCGCCAATGCGCGGCGTCGCCGGGATTGGCGCGCTGCACGCGCGGCAGCGAATTCCGGAGCGGCGTGATGACGGGATAGAGATTCTTCGCCGGCGCCTGGAGATCATAGTTGCTGAGGCCTGTCGAGATCGTGACGCTCTTGGCCAGCGATTCCTTCATCAGGCCGAGGGTTTCCTGGGTGGTCTGTGCGATGCTCATGGGGGTTTCCTGTGGAGGTGGAGTGAATTCAAACGCGCTCGCGCGCCTTTCTCCCCTCTCCCCTCGCGGGAGAGGGGCCGGGGGTGAGGGGTCCCGCGGTGATTATTCTCAAACGACCCCTCATCCCCAACCCTTGTCCCGCAAGGGGAGAACGGGAGTGGCGGCCCGCCTCAGAAATCCGCGCTCGCGACGATCCAGCCGGCGCCGCCGCCGCCTTGCAGCATCGTCGCCTGACCGGCGGTTCCCGGCGAATTGCCGTTGACGGAGATCGCGTTGGGCGTGTGCGTGGCGCCGGGGGTGACCGTCGTCGCGGTCGCTGTTCCCGCTTGATTGGTCTTGAACGAGCCGGACGAGACCGTCACCGTAGGCGCCTTCAACAACTGGACGGGCGTCGCCATATAAAACAACTGCGACGACGCGCCGGTGTTGGCGCCCGCGCCGATCACGACGCCCGCCGCCGGCTCGGGGACGACCCAGGCGTAGCGCTGACAGATTTCGAGCACGACCTGCGCGTCGAGCCGTTCGAACGGCGAGGCGCCGGCGCCGATCTCGAGTTGGACGCCGTTGATGGAAAAGGAATCGTCGGCGCCCGCCGTTCCGCTCGGCGTGAACGAGAGCAGCGCCGCGAGCTGCGTCGCGCTGGCCGGCACTACGCCGGTGAACTGATACCGCGTCATCGCCGTGGTGAGTGTCTGGGTCGCTAGCAGCACGGTCGCCTGTCCGGTCCAGGTCGAGGCGATCAGGCTCGCCGCGCTCTGGTTGGTCCCCGAGCCGTAGACGATCTGCGCGGTCAGCGGGCCGCCGGAATAACTCGCGCCGGCCTTGGCCCAGAACGACAGCGTGACCGTCTGGCCCTGGCAGCGCAGCGAGTCGAGGCTCTCGATCACCTGGCCCACATAGATCGCGGCGGTATTGGCGTTGCCGGACTGGCGCGAGATCTTGAGGCTCTGATTGAACCCCGTGACGCTCGTATCCGCGACGGCGGCCGTCAAGATGGCCGAGGAGGCGCCGCCGGCGGCAAAGAAACGGTCGGCGAAATAAGTTGGCGTCGCCGCGATCGCGTTGGAGATCGCGCCGCCGGAGGCGATGCCGGGAATGTTGCGCTGAAACGGGTTGATCGAGAAATCGCCGCCGTCGATCAGATTGCGAAAGTTGGCGAATGGGCTGTACGCGAGCGGCACGCAGCCCTCCTCCAGGAGATCGAGCGCCTGCGCGCCCGCTCCGACGTTGGAGATCAGCGCGTTGACGTCGGCCTGGAAGGCCCCATTGCGGGTGACGAAGGAAGCATAGGGAGCGGGAGCGAGATAATTGAGGCCCATCGGGCGCCATCCTGGGTTGGAGAATCGTTCGGGTTTGGCCGGGTCGAGACGCGGTCAGAACGCGCGCCTCGCCGGATTGGCGAGGCTCACCTTCATGAGAGCGAGCGTGCGTTCGCGTTCGGGAAGGTCCGCGAGGCGCTTGATGGCGGCGTCGACGCCGCCGATCGCGTCCTCGGCCCCTTGATCGGCGCTTCGCGGAACCGCCCGCAACGCGGCGCGGGCCGGGGCGGGCTGGGCCTCGAGCGCCGCGACGCGCTTGGCGAGGGCGGCGAGGCCGGGTTCGACATCGGCCAGCGACTTGCGCAGCCGTGAGTTCTCCTCGACCGCGCGCTCCAACTGCTCCGCGGCCCGCGAGAGCGCGAAGGCGGCCTTCTGCAAGGCTTCGGCGGCCGGAGAGGTCGCCGCGGGCTTCGCCGCCGCCTCTGGGGGGGCGACGGGTTCGCTCGCCGCCGCGGACGGCGGCGCGGCCGGTTCGCTCGGGGTGGCCGGCGCCGCGCGAGGCGCGAAGGCGCGCTTCTCGACGACGCCGTCCTTGACGACCTCGAAAGTCGCTTCGGGCAGGCAGGGTAGGTCGACCAGCGAGATTTCCATCGGCTCGGCGGTGAAGCGCGTCAGGCCCGTTTCGCGATCGGGCCAACGCCTGACGTAATTCCCGCCCTGGCTGAAGCCGGTGTAGACGCCCTCGGTGACCTTGAGCCATTCGTCGTCGTCGACGATCTTGGCCGCCACCAGGATGCGCTTCCCCACGTCGTCGAACGCGATGTCCGTGAGCTTGCCCGCCGCGACGCGGCCGTGCATCGCGCGCACGGCGCCCAGCGACTTGCCGCCGCTCGCCGCGCGCGCCTCTTCCGACCAGGCCTCGAAATAGGGCTTGGTGCTCGTGTAGTCGCAAATCTCGCCGCGCCGGTCCGGCGCCTCGGCGGTCGCGACGCCGTGAACGATGCGCTGGTCGAGATCGACCTTGGCGAGCGGCAGGAAAAGGTCGAGCTTCGACATCGCGCTGTTGTCTCCGGGGCACGAGGAAAAGCCGCGCGCCGGTCGGCCGGCGTCGGGAATGTCAGGGGATTGTTGGGGTAGGGCAGGGCGGTAGGCGCGATCTTCGCCGCGGCCGCACCATTTCCATTGTAGATGAGAATGCCACGAACGGCGTAAGCGGTCAAGGAAATGTTCGTGTTTTGTTCCGAATTCGAAATCGCCTTCCTTGCGCTCCGCCTCCGCCGCCGCTAAGCGGGCTTCGACAGGAGGCGGCCATGCGGGCGTTCGCCGCGCCGATTTTCGTGATATTTTCGCTCGCCGCGAACACGGCGAGCGCGGATACCGTTTGGACGTTCTGCGTCGCCGAGTCGGGCGGCGGGCGGGATATCTGGATCACCGGGGTATTCCCCGCCACGCGGGATCGCGAGCGGTTGGAATCGGACATGAAGTCTTTGCTTCGCGCGCGTGGCATTCCCGGCGCGATAGCGCAGTGCCCCGCGCCGAAGGAGGACAAGACCGAGATGGTCAACGCGCAGTTCACCGCCGCCGAGTTTCACCAGAAGCTCGGCGACAAGCTGCACGAGGTCGCCGCGCCGGAGTTCGACCCGCCGCGTTGAGGCCTATTTCAGCGACCCGTAATAGCCGAGCAGCGCCTCGGGTCCGCCGTGATCGGCCGCGATCAGATCGGCGATCGCCCAGACCAGCGCGTCGGCGCGGTCGGGCGAGAACCCGGAAACGCGCGCGTCGAAATCGGGCGTCAGCGTGCAGAGCTGATCCTCGAGCTTGCCGAAATCGCCCAGGTGAAACACGACACCGCGCTCGTAGGCCGCCGCGACCGGCTCCGCGCGCAGGAATTTCCCCCGCGTCGCCGTCACCTTGCGCACGGGCAGGTTCGGGTCGCTCTGCCTGAGCACCTCCACCACCATATCCCCGCCGTTGTTGATTTCCGCGACGACCCGGTTGGCCTGGAAGCGCCGGAAGGCCGCGGCGACGCGCGCCGCCCATTGGCCGGGCGTGTCGCCTTGGCTCGTGAGATCGGCGACGACATGGATTACGCCCTGGGGCGTCTTGGCGGCGACGATGATCCCGCATTCATCGGCCCTGTCGCCCGACTTGGCCGGCGGATCGACGCCGATCACGATTTGAGCATAGTCCGCGCGCGTTCCGGGCGCGAGGCGCTGGCGTTCCAGCAGCGCGCGCGTCCAGAGCGCGCCGGGCGCCTCCTCGACGATTTCGGCGAACAGCTCCTGCCGTCCGATCGTCTTGCCCTGGTAACGCGCGACGACGCGGTTCAGAAACGCCTGCGCGAGATGATGCGAATTGTCGAACGTCGTGCCGCGCGTGACGATCGCGTTCTCGTCGGCGGTGAGCTGCTTGATGAGCTTGACCGGCCTCGGCGTCGTCGTGATCACCGCTTGCGGCTTGGGGCCGAGCCGCAGGCCGAGCATGGCCTGGTCGAACGCGTCGGGATCGCGCCACGCCGCGAGCTCATCCATCCACAGTTTCATATGCTGCTTGCCCCGCAGCCGGTCCGGCTCCTCCGCCGAGAACACTTGCGAGGTCGCGCCGTTCGGCCACGAGAGGCGCGCCGACGCGCGGGCGAAGCGGGGCCGCTCGGCCGCGGGGCAGATCGCCAGCAATCCGGATTCGCCGAGCACCATGACGTCGCGCGCGTCGTCGTGAGTCGCGCCGATCAGATTGACGATCTCGAAATGCTTGATCCATTCGCGCACCGCCTCGGCGCCCGCGCGCGTCTTGCCGGCGCCGCGGCCGGCCAGGATCAGCCAATAGACCCAATCCCCCGGCGGCGGCGTTTGGTCGGGCCGGCCCCAGAACGCCCAGTCGTAGAGCAATTCCCAACATTCTCTCTCGCTCAGGACGCAGAGCACGCGGGCGCGTTCCGTGGGCGTCAGTTTCATCATCTCGCTGAACCGCGTGATGGCCGGGTTGCGCGGCGTTCGAGATCCGGCGCGCTCGCGTCGCCGCCGGCTCACGGATCGACCCGCTCGCGCGGCGGCAATTTCTGAACCTCGACGTTCAATTTAGCCATTAGCCGTTTGTGAATCTCGGCGTAGTCCTCCGTGGGGGCGGGCGTGATCTTGGAGAAACCGAGGTATTTGTCGAGCCGGTCGAGAACGCGCGGCAGGCGGTCGATCGCGGCGAGGTCGCCCTCCTCGGCGTTCGCGGCCAGCTTGGCGATCGACGTCTCCAGCCGCGCGATCCGCGGCCGCGCGTAATGGCGGGCGGACGCGACCCAGCGCTCGCGCAGTTCGTCGCGCAATAGGGACTCGACGCGTTTGGGCGCGAGGTTTCGCGCTTTGGCGATCTCGTTCAAGCTAGCGCCCGCGACCGTCGCGGGGAGAATCGCGAGCTCGCGTGGGGCGCGCGCGGATTTGCGCGCGCCGCTGGGCGCGTGGGAGGGCGGCATGGGAATGTCCCGATATCGAGGGGGCGTCCCGCGCGTCAGGCGGCGGGAAGCGAAGCGAGGGCGCGGCGGGCGCTCTCCTCACTGTGAAGGACTATGCCGCGGACGGCGTAAATTGGCAAGGAATTGTCGCGCCGGAGGCGGGAAAATGTAATATTACTCTATATTTATCAAATGGTTACGAGGTGCGCGCCGCGTCCCGTCACGGCCGCCGGCTCGCCCGGACCCCCAATTCCACCACGCTCCAAACCACGATCCCCACCGCGACCGCGTCGAACCCCCAGGCCGCCGCCTCCGGCATCGAGCCCTCCGAGCGCGGCTGATACCAATTGGCCGCGCCCGCCAGCAGCAGCGCGAAGGGGGCGAGACCCGCCAGCGCGCCGGGAAGGCCGCGATCGGCGAAGCGCTTGGCGCTGACGAAATATTCGGCCACCGCGCAAATCATCAGCACGAACGCATAGGCCAGGAAATAGACATTCCTCGCCACGATCGCCGTGTCGATGAAGGCTTGGGTCGAAAGATCGCGCGGCCGGTCCGGCGTGATCCACCACGCGACGGCGGTCAGCGCGAGCCCGATCGCGACGGGCGGCACGCTCGCGCGGATCCAGGTCGCGCGATCGATGACGCCCTCGGCCTGACGATAGAGGAACCGGAATTCCGATCCGTCCACGGCTTCCGCCATCAGTCCCTCAACAATTCGTTGATGCCCGTCTTGGAGCGCGTCCGCGCGTCGACGGTCTTGACGATCACCGCGCAATAGAGGGAGGGGCCGGGCGATCCGTCGGGCAGAGGCTTGCCGGGCAGCGAGCCCGAGACGACGACGGAGTAGGGCGGGACATAGCCGATGTGGACAACGCCGGTGGAGCGGTCGATGATCTTGGTCGAGGCCGAGATGAAAACGCCCATCGAGACCACCGAGCCCTGGCCGACTATCACGCCTTCGACGATCTCCGATCGCGCGCCGATGAAGCAATCGTCCTCGATGATGGTCGGATTGGCCTGCAACGGCTCCAGCACGCCGCCGATGCCGACCCCGCCGGAGAGATGCACGTTCTTGCCGATCTGCGCGCACGAGCCGACCGTGACCCAGGTGTCGACCATCGTCTTTTCATCGACATAGGCGCCCAGATTGACGAAGCTCGGCATCAGGATCGCGTCGCGCGCGATGAAGGCCGAGCGCCGGACGACGCAGCCGGGCACGGCGCGAAAGCCGGCCGCGGCGAAGGAGTTCGCGCCCCATCCCTCGAATTTCGAGGGGATTTTGTCCCACCACGTCGCGCCGCCGGGGCCGCCGCCGATGATCGCGTTGTCCGCGAGGCGGAATGACAGCAGCACCGCCTTCTTCAGCCACTGGTTGACCTTCCAGGAGCCCGCGCCGGTCGCGCCCGGAATTTTCTCCGCCACCCGCGCCTCGCCGGAATCCAGCAGGGTCAAGGCTGTCTCGACCGCGTCGCGCACGTCCCCGGTCGTGCGCGCGTTGATCGCGGCGCGGTCCTCGAAGGCCTGTTCGATCAGCGTTTGCAAGGCGAGGTTGGACATGGGCGGCTCGGGCGGGAAACGGCGCGTGGTTTCGTCGCTGGCGCCCGCAATGTCAATGGCGAGCGGTTGTCATCCTCGCGAACGCGAGGATCCGGAAGGCCACGCGCCCTCGCCGGTTGCGGCGCTTCGTTCACACAACGCCGTTCCGGAGGGGCCGCGTGGCCTCCTGGACGCTCGCGGACGCGAGGGTGACGTGATGCTCCCGGTCCGCTACCTCCCGCCCGCCTTCGCGCGCGGCGCGCACCAGCCTGGCAGATAGCTCGCCTCGTCCGACTTCGCGAGATCGAACGCGGCGGCCAGCGCGGCGGGGAAATCCTCGTCGATGGTTTTGGCCTTGACGCGCGCGCGCAGAAAGTCGGCCCAGACAAATTCGGAATAGGGCGTCGAATCCTTGGCGAAGCCGCCGATCCCGCGCAGTTCCCCCGCGAGCGAGCGATAGGGGTCGTCGCGCATGTCGTCTAGCGTCTTCGGCAGGTCGGAATAGTCGCGGCGCCGTCCCTTCGCGTCGAACGGATGGGTCCAGCCGTGGAAATCCATCATGTTCCAGAAAATATCCTCGTCAAGCTTGTGGAGATCGGCGACGACCGTCACGAAAACGCTTCTGAGCCCCGCGCGATGCAGCGCGAGCGAGAGATGGTGGTGGTCGATAATGAAGCGCGCGCGGCCGGGTCCGACGATGACGGGGACCATATGGGACGCCAGATGCTTCTCGAAATCCTCGGGGTCGAGCTCCTCCCAGGATTTTCGCTTCCGCTCGACCTCGCGCATGCCGACCGTCATCTGCGTGGGCCGCAGCTCGATCACGGGCGTCGCGCGCAGCACGGGTTCGCGGATGGGGGTGATCATGGAGTGACGCGCCTGACCGCCCGCCCGGCGCGGGCGGCGATGCCGGGAGGATGTCGCAAGGCGGGGCGGCGGTCAACGAACGCGCGGGCCGTCGCAATCCGTAAGCCGCGCCGCGGGTTACAGTGACAGTGCACATAAATTGACGCCGCGCCTCGCGCGCGCTAGAGCGGTCTCCCAACAAATTGAATCGCCAGGGATTCCCCGATCGGTTTTGTTGTGATTCAAGATCGCCGCCGCGAGAAGGAGGCGGCGGATATGGCGCTTTCCGACGATCTTCGGGAACGTG